AATAGATAGGGCTAGAATTGATTCATCAGAAGATATTGCTCAATTAAGGGCTAATGTTAATTTGAAAAAATTTAAAAAAGATGCAAAAGGCCCTGGATTTCAGTATATAAAAAATGGTGGATAATACCTTAATTACTAAAGTTACGACTCAAGATATTTTTGATACTTATCTAAGAGAATTAGATAATTTTATTAAAAATAATATTAATAATCGTCAATGTGCTTTAATTATGGCTGAAGCTTTAATGGTTAAAGTAAAAGAATTATTTCAAGGACAAGGTTATGATGAAGACCAGACTTTACTCTTTGTCCAACATGCTTTACAAGAATTAGATGAAAACAAACCAACAATACATTAAGGAGATGACATGGTAACTAACCCAAAACCCAAATACATTAATGGATCAAAATATCCAAATGCTAAAATGTCCGACTCCAACGATCTAAATCCCTATGCTGGCCCTACTGTAAATAAAGCTTATGCTCCTTCAACAGCAGCACTGAGAGTTCAAGGACCAACAAAAATAGACAATTTAGGTGGTGGACCAAAAGGACAGCGCAGTAAAATGCAAATTAAAAAAGTTCCCTTTAAAGGCGTATTCTGATGGATTATCCTTCTAATGTCGCTGCACACTATAGTGCAAGATATGGATGGATATTAAAAAGAAAAGAAGAAGCAGAGATGGAAAATTGTAAAAATTGCGAACATGGCTGCCATTGTAGTAATGGTGGTTCTTGTCAATCATGTGATTGCAAAAATTGCGAACATAATGTAAGTTAGCCATCTTAAAAAAAGGAGGTCGTATGAATTTATTAAAAGATTTATGGGCACATTTAAAGGAGTGGTCGGACTGGTCGATCAAGGACTGGATTAAAGCTGCGATTGTAGCAATTATTGTTCTTTTTGTTGTTTCCAAAATGATGGGCGGAGGAGCCTAGACTATGGTCTGGCAACTCTTAGCAAAACCCTTACTCGGCGTGGCCGCAGACACGGTCCGTGGCTTCGTCGAGACCAAAAAGGCGAAGGCTGAACTGAAAGTTACAGAAGTTAAAGCAGCAACTAAATTGAAACAAGATCAGATCGCCGGGAAAGTAAAATGGGAAACAACAGCAGTAGATCAGATGAAAGGCTCGTGGAAAGATGAACTAATTTTAATTTGTCTTTTGGCTCCAGCGACGCTCGTATTTTTTCCAGGAATGACTGTACATATAGAAGCTGGTTTTGTTGCCTTGCAACAACTCCCAGACTATTATAAACACCTCTTATATATCGCCTGCTCAGCTAGCTTCGGCATCAAGGCTGGAAAAGGCGCAATGGGATTAATTAAGAAAAAATAATGGCTATACCTAAAGGACCAGGAATGGGTGTTAGACAACGAATAGCGAATGCCGCAAATTTGGGTAGAAATATTGCACGAAAACCTATTGGCGATCCAACAGGTCAAGGCTTAAAAGGTAAAACTTTAACAGGAGGTACAATGCAAATAAAAAGAAATGTGGGAACTAAAGTTCCTGAAACAAAAAAGAAAGGGGGAATGGTAAAAAGTTCTGCTCAGACTTCAGTTATTAAAGGTGCTCAAGTAAGAGGGTCTAGAGAAGGTTCAGTTATTAAAGGACCTAAGGCTAAAGGATCAAGGGAAGGTTCAGTTATTAAAGCTAAAAAAGGTGGTTGGATTCAAGATGCCATTAAAAAACCTGGAGCTCTTCGTAAATCTTTAGGGGTTAAAAAAGGAAAAGATATTCCTACAAGTAAATTAAATAAAGCTGCAAAGAAAAAAGGTAAAATGGGGCAAAGAGCAAGATTAGCTAAAACATTACGTGGTTTTAAAAAGTAATGCCTTTTAAATCTGCTAAACAAAAAAAATATTTATTTGCTAATAAACCTAAATTAGCTAAAAAATGGGCGAAAGAATATAAAGAAGGAGGACCTATAAAATCTAAAGAAATACCTTTAAAAGGAAAATTTAAAAATCTTAATAAAAAAAGACAACCACCAACAACAAGAGTTCTAATGAAAGGAGCAAGATAAAATGTCTGAAGTTTTAAAAAAAAGAATACGTGACCACGAGGGGTTCATTGCAAAACCCTACCTCGACTCATTGGGGAAGGCCACTATAGGCTATGGCCACCTTATTACCGAGGAAGATAATTTTGAAGAAGGTAGAGAATACTCTAAAGATGAATTATTACAATTATTTGAAAAAGATTTTGCAAAAGCCGAACTAGGTTGTGAGCAATTAGTTGGACATATCCAAGAATTACATATTGAAGCAAAAAATGTTGTAACGGAAATGGTGTTTCAGCTTGGAACTCAGGGGGTGAGAAATTTTAAAAATATGATTTCAGCCCTTGAAGCACGCGATTACCCGAGGGCGAGCTCTGAGATGCTCGACTCGAGATGGAATGCACAAACCCCAAATCGTTGCCAAAGTTTGGCAAAAATTATGGCAACATGCAGTTAGGAACAGATTTATATAAAGCTTTAATGTTACGATATGAGCATGCTATAGCCGATGCTACAGCTAGATTAAAAATTTATTTTGAAAATCCTGTAGGAATTGGGGAACATCCTCAACATACAGAGGAAATGGATAAGTTATTAAGTCAATTATCCGCTGCTCAAGATAACAAAGAAGCCTTAGAAAAAAATTTTAAAAATATTTATGGGTTAGATCACGAATAATATGGAAATTATTAAAGTCGTTGAATGGCTAAAAAAAATAATAAAAACTAGACAAGATGCTGTTGAAACAGCTATAACAAGCGATGTAAAAACTTTAGAAGAATATAAACTTCTTTTAGGGAAATTACATGCTTATAGAGAACTAACTCAGGAACTCACGGACCTGCTAAAAAAACAGGAGCAATTGGATGACGACTTTAAAGACTAACACACAACCTAAATTAATTGTCCCAAAACATATTTGGGATACAAAAACCCCTGAAAAACAAAAAAAAGAATTAGAAAAAGTACCAGAACCTACTGGTTGGAGAATGGTATTATACCCTTTAAAACTAAAAAACAAAACTTCTGGAGGACTACATTTAACTGATGATACAGTAGAGCAATCTCAAATTGCAACAAATGTATGTAAAGTTTTAAAAATGGGTCCAAGTTGTTATAAAGAAAAAGAAAAGTTTCCTGATGGTCCTTGGTGTAAGGAAGGGAATTGGGTTCTTATTACTAGGTATGCTGGATCAAGAATTCGCATTGAAGGTGGGGAACTTAGAATAGTCAACGATGATGAAATACTGGCAGTCATTGATGATCCGAGAGATATTTTGCCAGCTAACATTTTATAACATGGAGGTACCATGCCAGAAGTAGAAAAAATAAGGTCGGAATCAGAAAAAATGGTGCCGATTGATACATCCGGTGATTCCGTTGATGTAGAATTAAAAGATGAAAAAGACAACGACACCAACAACAAAGAAGAAGTGGTGGTTGCTGAAGAAGAAACCGTAGAAAATAAAAAAGACGATACCAAATCTTCTGATCACAAAGAAGAAGAGGAATATTCTCAAGCTGTTAAAAAGCGAATTGATAAAATGACCTTTAAAATTAGAGAAGCGGAAAGACAACGTGAAGAAGCTTTAAAATATGCTCACGCAATGAAAAAAGATCGTGATGATGCTTTAGGAAAAGTTACAAAAATAGATGCTGGGTATTTAGATGAATACAAGAAAAGAGTTTCTTCAGAAATGGAAAAAGCCCAATCTCTTTTACAAACTGCTATTAATGCAGGGGATGCTAAAGCGCAAGCTCAAGCCCAACAAGCAATTGCTCGATTAGCTATTGAAGAAGAAAGAGCAGATGCTAGTTTAAAACAAAGAGAAAATTTAACTAAAGAACAACCAAAAAAACCTGTAACTGTAGAGCAGCCAGTTTCCCCACCATCTCCTGACCCTAAAGCAGAGGAATGGGCGGAAAGAAATGAATGGTTTGGTAAAAATGAAGGGATGACGTATACAGCATTATCAATTCATAAAAAATTAATTGAACAAGAAGGATTTGACGGGAAGAGCGATGAGTATTATAAAGAATTAGACAAACGTATTAAAAAAGAGTTTCCTCATAAATTTGAGGATAAAGACAAGAGTAGCCGCGTAGTTCAGACGGTTGCCTCTGCAACTAGATCGACTAAATCTGGACGCCGCACAGTGAGACTCACACCTTCACAAGTTGCGATCGCAAAAAAACTCGGTGTGCCCTTGGATGAATACGCAAAACACGTGAAGGAGGCGTAAATGGAAAAAACTGAAAATAAAGTTGAACAAATTAAAAAGACCTCACGCAAAGCTGAAACCCGTGAAAAGGTTGCTCGTAAGAGAGGATGGGTTCCTCCATCAAGCTTAGAGGCACCAGAACCACCTGAAGGATTTCATCACAGATGGGTTCGTGAATCGTTTAGAGGTGAGCCAGATGAGAAAAACATTATGGGTCGTCTTCGTTCGGGGTACGAATTTGTTATGTTAAGTGAATATCCTAATCGATTAGACTTACCGTCTGTCGCTGAAGGTAAATATAAAGGTGTTATAGGAGTTGGTGGATTATTATTAATGAGATGTCCTATTGAAGTTAAAGAGGATAGAGATGCTTATTTTAGGCGTCTTACCGATGACCAGATGGCTTCTGTTGATAATGATCTAATGAAAAACGAGCATCCAAGCATGCCTATCTCAAAAGACAGGCAAAGCAGAGTAACCTTTGGTGGTAAAAAAGACCAATAAGTGGGAGTTTAGACCGCCAAAACTATTAAAAGGATGTTAATATGGCAAATATTGATAGCGCATTTGGTTTAATACCAATTGCAAAAGTTGGTCAAAATCCAAATAATGGTGGTTTAACAAAATACTCAATTGCGGACAATCAAAGTACAGCTATCTTCACAGGGGACCCCGTTACTTACAAAAACGATGGAACTGTAGAAGTTGCTGATAACACTAAAGCATTGTGCGGTGTATTTAGGGGATGTTTTTATACTGACCCTTCAACAAGTAAACCAACATGGAGGCCTTATTTTCCTGCTTCGACATCACCCGGTGATGCAGTAGGATTTATAGTGGATGACCCTCAACAATCGTTTATCTGTCAACAAGATTCTGATTCAGTAAATCTTGTGGCGGCAAACTTAAACGAAAACGTGAATTTCGTTTTCGGCGCTGGCAACACCACTACGGGTGTGTCAGGCGTAGAAATAGATTCAAGCAGCAAGAATACTACTGCTACTCATCAAGCTAGATTAATTAGTTTTTGGGATACCCCAAGTAATGATAGCACTGCTAATAACAGTGTTTTCGTTATTAAAATTAATAATCATCAACTTATGGGTGGTACTGGTACTCAAGGCGTATAATAGGAAAGGACTAGAAAATGGCAATTAATAGAGCCCAGCTCGCCAAAGAGCTAGAACCTGGTTTAAACGCCTTGTTCGGTATGGAGTATAAAAGATACGAAAACGAATCTGCTGAAATTTTCAGTCAAGAATCTTCTGACAGAGCTTTTGAAGAAGAAGTAATGTTAGTAGGTTTTGGTGAAGCAGCGGTAAAACCAGAAGGATCAGCAGTAGCTTTTGATACTGCAAAAGAAGCTTTCACTGCACGATATGTTCATGACACAATCGCACTTGCGTTTGCATTAACAGAAGAAGCAGTAGAGGATAACCTTTATGACACTTTATCTGCTCGTTACACTAAAGCTTTAGCAAGATCTATGGCTTACACTAAACAAGTTAGAGGAGCGAATGTATTAAACAATGCATTCTCTACTACTGGTGGTGATGGTGTTACTTTAGCTAGCACAGCACACCCAACAACTTTTGGTGGAACATGGTCTAATAGAAGCTCAACTGACGCAGACATTAACGAAACCTCATTAGAGCAAGCAATGATTGATATTGCAGGCTTTATCGATGAAAGAGGACTTAAAATTGCAATGAATGGAAGAAAATTAATTATTCCAGTAAACATTCAATTTGTAGCTGATAGAATTTTAAATTCTACTCTTAGAGTTGGTACTGCTGACAATGATATCAATGCACTCAGAAATATGGGCATGTTACCAGAAGGTTATGTAGTAAATCACTATTTAACTGATACTGATGCATGGTTCGTAAAAACTGACTGCCCTAATGGATTTAAACACTTTGTTAGAGCTGCCCTTGCTACAGGCATGGAAGGTGACTTTGACACAGGAAATATGAGATACAAAGCTCGTGAGAGATATAGCTTTGGTTACTCTGATCCTAGAGCTGTTTATGCATCTCAAGGTAGTTAATTAAACTTACACTGGATCCTCCCAGATACGAAGAAGGCGGTTGCAAGACCGCCTTTTTTGTTTTATAAATTTATTTAATGTTAATGTTGGTAAATAGTCATGAGGACTATTTACTGGTCATATTTTAAAAGGAGACTGACATGACAACACATTTTAATAATGGCGTTACTAATGTGGTTAAAGACAAAAGCCCATTAAAGAACGCAATGATGCCTGATCCATTTCCCGTTACTGGTACACAAAGTGCAGGATATGATTTTTTAGGTCAAACGTCTTACATGGACGATTTTTACTCATTTATTACAAGAACTAATACAAGTAATAATGGAAGAGGTTCACCAGGATGGTACGTGAGCCAAACTGCTAGTACACAAACATGTGCACCAGTAGCAGATGCCCATGGTGGATGGTTACAACTAGATGAAGTAAATGCTACTAATGATGCTTACAACCAAGTTAATAGTTTTACTGCTTTTCAACTAAGCACAAAAATGAATTCTGCTTTTGAAGCCAGAGTTTCT